TGTTTGAGTTGATCGATCAAACTTCTTTAAACTAACCACGTTGTTCTTATTTGCAGATCGAGTTGGCAATTTATACGCACGGCTGCCGGCAGACAAATCATTTTTAAACTTTAATTTTCCAGCCTGATCTTTGTCAAATAATGGATGGTGTCCACCCAGTATAAATGTGCTACTACCATCCTTGTGGTGTATGGTTACCCCATTGTGTTGATAACTGATCTTATCCCCAGGCACAGCAGTGTGTTTTAATGCCCAGGCGTATTCAACGTCATCACCAGTGATATCTTGTGGAGCGTCAATTTTCTTTTTCGAGAATCCAACTACTTCCCCTTCTGGCATACTAAGGCGGCGTTCTGCTTCAGTGATGTATTGTTTGAACGTTTTCATAGAATTATTTACTCACTTTCCGTTTTCCTCTACCCAAGGTACCTACATCAGTTTTGGGTTCAGCATTGGCCTTGGCAGCTCGAGCACCCGGACCGGTCAAGCGTTTGTTTGTAACACGATCCAGGGCCTGTGTACTGGTTTCATTGTCCCAACTGGCTTTTTTGTACTCAGTGAGTTTTTCCAGCAATGGCCCTTTTTCAATAAGGTTGCGCAGGTATATGCCGCCCTTGGGCTTGTTTTCCTTCTTGGTTCTGATCTTCAACAGTCTGTTTTTAGGATTGCCTCGTTCGTGAATTATGACTTCAGGCCAGGTCTTGTCACCATCATATGTGGCCGCTAGGTCTATGGATTCTAATTTTTCTTTGAGTTTGTTGAATCTCAAGATCTTAAAGCCGCCGTCGCTGAAGTCTACTAATTCTACCTTGGGATCGCCCAGAGTGGCAAAGTGTGTGATGCCATGTGCAATACCGTCGATCATGCTGGCTTCTTGTTCAGCTGTGGCATTTTTAAGTTCACGATCAATTTGCTTGGCTGCATACTGATATACTTTTTCAAATGCTGTTCTGGGATCGCCTGCTTTGGTTGCTTTTCTAAATGCAGACAACGCCGGATCAATGTTCACACCAAAGTAATTCCACAGGGTCTGTTGTGTCTCTTCACTGTCACCACTGACTTGACCAAACTGTCCAATTCCGCCCACTTTCAAACTGGTGTTGAGTCTAAGTTTTCTTGGATTACCATCTTCGTCAGCCACATACACCCACACATCAGTTTTTTGTTCGGTTTCCCCGGTGACACCGTCGGCCATGATGGTGATTTGATCAGCACGACCATTGATGTAGAAATACCGGCTGTAGCGTTCAGCGTCTGAGCTGTTGACATAAGCGGCGGCACTGGCGTATTCATCAGCTAATAATGTTCGCTTGGTGGAATCCATGAGATCCTGATAAGGGCCGGTTTTGAGTCTCAACACAAAGGTAATGCGATCAGCATGTTCATTGTCGTAGTCTTCTACTTCTACTTCGTATTGGTCTTCCCCAGTTTTCTTCAAACTGTCCAACACACCACCAATATCTGCTGGAGTAACTGTGCCAATACCCTCACCGGGCTCACGTTTGACAAATTTGGCAAACATGGCTGCACCCAAGATACCTTCACTTGTTTCGCCACGATTGCCAATTTTGCCAACATCTTCAGGATCATCTGTTTTAGCACCATTGTACACATTGAAACATGGTCCAATAGTAGACGAGGTTCCAGTTACTAGAATGTATTGTCCAGCAGGGTTGGAGAACAGATATCCATCGCCACCTTTGCCCACTGCAACATTGGGCAAATTTAGTATTTCTTGATCGCCCAATTCACTGGTGTCTTGCATGGTCAATGGCGCCGTGGCATCAAACCCTTGTTGTTGCATCAATTGCAACAGTGCTTGACCGTTTTGGCTGCCAGTGGCCACAGCAAATTGAGTTCCAGCACCGTATTTGGGCTTGGAAATAGTGACCTCATTTACTATAGAATCGAATATATTGAGCAAGTCGCGCATTGGTTTTCCGTGAGAAGTATGTTATACTTATGCAACCAACAAGGAGACCCTGTGTCAAATTTAGTACCCATAGTTTTAGAACAAACCGCCAAAGGCGAACGCAGTTACGACATCTACAGCCGCTTGCTAAAGGACCGTGTGATCATGCTGGACACAGAAGTTTCAGAACACACAGCCAGTTTGATTGTGGCACAACTGCTGTTTTTGGAAGCAGACAATCCTGACAAAGACATCAGCCTGTACATCAACTCACCGGGCGGATCAGTCACAGCAGGCATGGCCATCTACGATACCATGCAGTTTATCAAGCCAGGAGTACACACCATTGTGATGGGACAGGCGTGTAGCATGGGTTCACTGCTGGCACAAGCAGGCAGCCCAGGCAAGCGTTACATTTTGCCCAATGCCCGACACATGATTCACCAACCGTCGGGTGGCGCACGTGGACAAGCCACAGACATGCTGATTCAAGTGGAAGAGATTTTGTATATGAAGAAAAATTTAACAGGTATATATGTTAAACACAATTCAGCAGGCCAAACATTTGATCAACTCACAGCAGACATGGAACGTGACAATTTCATGAGCGCACAACAAGCAGTTGACTATGGTCTTGCCGACAAGATTGTGGAGAACCGTGTCTGACCAAAAAATATTTTGCAACACACCTTGGTACGAACTGCACATCTATTGGGATGGCAGTTTAGGTATCTGTTGTCAAGAGGATCATAAACTCTACAGCTCTGGCGAGCAATATAACATTGCTTGTATGTCTATTGCTGACTGGTTCAACAGCGAACCAGTTCGCAATTTTAGACAACAAATTTTAGGCGATACACCAGTCAGTGCATGCCGTAGATGCTATCATGAGGAGCAGCTGGGTGCAAACAGTCGTCGGCTGAGAAGCAATCAAAAAAGTGCGATTTTTACTCAGGCCTTTTTGCCCAGCTTTGAACAAAGTCCTGGAAGAAAACATTTTGTTGCATCAGGTGTTACCAGCACACATCCTGTGGACATACATCTCGATCTTGGCAACTATTGTAATCTTGCTTGTAAAATGTGTGGCCCACAAGCATCCAGTGTGATTGCCAGCCAACAGGTGCAGTGGGGCACGGAATCCAGCAAGCAATATGTTGGTACTGATTGGACCAAAAACAAAACAGTCTGGAATAGTTTTTTGCAACAACTGTTGGATATCCCCGGCCTTAATAATATACATCTCATGGGCGGCGAGACACTGCTGACTAACCGATTTGAAGAGTTGGTGGATCACATGATTGCCCACAACAGATTTGATGTGTGTTTTAGTTTTGTGACCAATGGTACAATTTTCAAACCAGATCTGATTGAAAAATTGTCAAAGTTTCGTCGAGTGGGCATCGAAGTCAGCATTGAGGCCATGGATGAGCACAATGCATATCAACGTCAAGGCACTGACACAGCACAAGTTTTAGAAAATATCAACCGTTATCAATCAGCATGCAACGGAACATCAATTACGGTAACAATTAGACCGGCCGTGAGTTTGTTGACCATCGGGTACCTGCCAGATCTGTTGCAATATTGTTTGGACAAACAGTTGTTGATCAAAAGTTTGATAGTCACAGATCCAGAGTTTTTGGATCCAAAAATATTGCCACAATCTGTGAAAGATCAATATTTCAAAAAATATCAATCTTTGTCTCAGCAATTGCTCATGACGCAAGTGGTCACCGATTACAATGCCAGCGACCCAAAAAACTGTGCAATGATTGTCAAGCAACATATTGAAATGTGTGTGAATGTTCTGAACACTGCAACACCCAATGATGTGCAACAACAATACCAGCACCTGGTAAAGCATTGTCAAAAATGGGATCAAATTTATGGTTATGATGCTAGAAAACTGTATCCCGAACTGTCAATTATATGGGATCAATATGACTACTGAATGCCCAGTTAAAATGACAGTGACTCTGCAACCTGTGCAATCACCGTCGGTCACAGTGGCCGCAGGAAAAATTACTCACACACAAAAATTGTTAACAACAACCAGTTTTGATTTTGATTTTGTGGCTGTGACCCGAGCAGCATTGACGGTCGAACATCACGGCAAATCAGACTCAGATGTTGACACCGCTGTGATAGTGCAACGCATTGAATTTTACGGAATTTCTGATTCACGATTTATCTGGGCTGGAACATATTATCCTGTATATCCTAACCATTATCCAGATCAAAAATTTAAACTACCCGGACAAGGATATCTGGGCTGGAACGGCACCTATGTTTTAGAATTCCAATTGCCAGTGTTCTCTTGGATACATCAAATACAAGATCTAGGTTGGCTCTATCAGTAGTAGTAACGATAGCCACGACGATACGCATCAGCCTGACGCTCACGGTTGGCAATAAGTGCTTGGACGAACTGTTTCAAATATTTCATATCACACCTTGTCGTTGTTGTTCATAGTGATACTGCCGTTCCCAGTGTTCTACATCAGCGGCACTTTGTGGGTGGCGGTTGGCAATGTACTGTTCCAGTCTGCTTTGATAGTCGCTGCCGGGGAACATGTCTGCCAGGCGTTCTAGTAGATTTACTAACATAATTTTTCCTCTGTGTTTGCACTGATATTTATCTCATGGTTTCTACTGAGTACTACTTTGGTACTACTTTTGGGGTGGTTGACCAATAATTCGCCAAATGCTATAATACGGCATACAAACAAAAAAGGAGTATTGTATGAATTTAAAAGTCAAAGCAGCCGGAATTATGGCAGGTATTTTTGCAGGCACCATTGCGGTGCAAGGTGTGTTGGTACTGGCCGCAGAAAAATATGGAGCACAAGCAATTGTTAATACTTTTGTAGGCGGTATTCTGGTGTTCTTGATTTACCAAATGTATACTTTAATACTAGCAAATTTGGAAAGCAAAGAAGCAATCAAAAAGATGACTGAACGCGGTTGACCAGATATTGCCCAAACGCTATAATATGGACATATTGTAACAAAAGGAGATGATGATGATTGCACTTGACAACATTGAATCAATTCACAATACTGCCACTTCTGCCGCAGAACGTGCAGAAGCTGACTTCCGTGCCCGTCACGGCGAGCCCGGC